TTAAAAACGCCAAATAATTTTGACGTTATTTTGATTAATGTAAATCTTTTCTATGAAGTTGTTGATAATAACTTGTTTTTCTTTAAAATCTAATGTTTCAAATGCATCATCTATAGCAGTTAAGGTTACTTCATGAGAAATAGATTCTTCTTCAGAACGTTGTTGTTTAAGAAGGAGCTTTTCTTTTTCTAAATTCAGTTTCTCCATTTGCTGTTCTAAAAGGTTTTTACTGATGTTTGTAGTATTCATAAATAAATCAAGCAAGCGTTCCATTTTCTTATCTATATCTTTAATTAGTTTTTCATAATTTACCTTTTTCTCTTTTTTATTAGTCTGTTTTTTTTCTTCGGTTAAACTTTTTAATTCAGAAATAACAACTTCTTCAAGTTTTTTTCTGGACCAGGTTTTATTCATACATCTTTCTTCATATTCAGCTGGGAATCTCTTGGCTCTACAAATGTAATAATAATATCTTTTGGATTCAGTATCCTTAGATTTACCTGTACTGTATGCTACATAATTCTCTCCACAACAAGAACAAGCTATTATCCCTGATAACAAGCTTTGCTTAGCTTTATGGGCATTATGTCCCTTGTGACGTTTCAACAGCGTCTGTACACGTTTAAACTGTTCTGATGTAACTATAGGTTCATGCTGACCTTCGTATTCTTTTCCTGAAAAGGTTACACGCCCTATATATAATGTATTAGAAAGAATGTCCCTATATCTTCGAAATCTCCAAATAGGATAGCCTTCCTCTTTTAAAACTTCCTGCACTTTAGTAATTGAATAATATTGCTCATATAAATCAAAAACTCTTTTAATGTGAGTAGCTTCGTCTTCTTTAATTATTAATTGTCCATCTTTCCTAGTATAGCCAGCTGGATCATAGTCTCCACCGTTACCTCTTAAACCGTTTTCCGCTCGTTTAACATGTCCCATTCTCATACGTTCTGCAATTGTTTCACGTTCTAATTGAGCAAATACAGATAGAATACCGATCATTGCTTTACCGAATGGTGTGGAAGTATCTAATGTTTCTGTAATAGATACAAAGTCTACCTTGTTTTTCAAAAAATGTTCTTCAATAAGTTCTAATGTATCTCTTTGAGAACGAGATAACCTATCCAATTTTAATACAACAACTGCATCTATGTTTTTTAAATCAGTTATAAGTTTTTTTATACCAGGACGCTCTAAATTTGAACCTGAATAACCGCCGTCTATATATTCATCATAGATGTCCCAATTTTTAGCTTTGCAAAACGCTCTTATTCTTTCTCTTTGAACCTCTATACTATAGTTTTCAATTTGGTCTTGCGTACTAACACGAATATATATAGCTGCTTTAGTCAAAATAATCACCTTTTACATTTAAAATTTAGCGTTAAGAGGTGCCATATACCAAACTAATTTTCCTTTTACTACAACAGGAGTGTGTTCTTGTGTTTTAGAATCATAAAATTGTGTTTTATATTCAGGATTATAACTTTCGGGTTCTAAAGTAATTCCATCTTGGAACTTATAAAATCTTTTTAGAGTTGCATCGAATCCATTAACTGCAACTGCAGCAATATCTCCATTTTTAATTTCAACATCTGGATCTATCAACGCTAACATATTTGGTGGTATTACTTTACTCATGCTATCGCCAACTACTCTTAATAAAAAGGCATGAGGGTGACAGTCAGTTATTTCTACTGGAACGTTAATCCATTCTTCAACAGTAACCATTTCAAGTGGAGTTCCAGCAGATATTGCTCCAAGTAGAGGTACAGGCTTACAGTTATTTTTAATATTTGGCTGATTAGGTCTGATGTGAGTAACATTAGAATCTTTATCTTCGATGATGTCACTTTTTAAAATTCCGAAATGATCAGCTATTTTTTGAAGTGATCCCATTCTTGGTTCTTTTAGCCCTTTTTCCCAAGTTGATACTGCCTTATCTGAAACACCAGCTATTTCCCCAAATTCCTTTTGTGAAAGATTATGCTTGTCCCTTAATTTTTTAATATTTTTTCCTATGCTCATTTTAGTGACCTCCGTCAACTTTATATTTATAATATTAAACTAAAAGTAGAATTTATTCAATATAATGTCGAAAAAATTCTACTTTAAATTCGGTATTTTAATATAAAGGTAGATTAAAAGAGTTTTTTTGGTGTTGACATTCTACTTTTAGTAGATTATTATGAGTTTACAAGCGAATAGAAATGAGGTGAAAGTGATGATTCTCACTATTAAACAAGCGCGATTAATAAAAGGGTTTACTCAAACTGATATGGCGCAGCATTTAAAAGTCCATGTTCAAACATATAGAAATATGGAAAATCATCCTGATGAGGTGACTGTAGGAAATGCAAAGAAAATTTGTAATCTACTAGAAATTAGTTATGATCAAATTTTTTTAATGTCAACTCTACTTTAAGTAGAGTTGAGGGTGGAGTCACTCTTGAAATGTAGAAGGTGGAAGAAATGATAATTAGGGAAGGTATTGAGGTGACTAGAATAACCTTAGATGGTTATGAGTTACCGATTCCAGAAGGATATTCTGAGTTTCTACTTCGTGCTGGATATTGGAGGTACGGTGAAAAAGTAGAAAAAATCAATCACGAAGAAATTTTGTCGAATTATGAAAGAGAAGTAGTAATAGAAGATGGTAAGTTGTGTACTAATTTGACTTATATCGGAAAACAAAAATAGATAAGGAAGGTGACCAATCATGAACGGAGTATTATCCGCAAGTAAATTAATGAAAGCATCAGATGTTGTAAAAAGATGTGCAGAAATGAGAAATAGTCCAGCGTTATTACTTATTACTGAATTAGAAGCAAAGTGTCAGTTAAGGGAAATGAACTGTAAGGTTTCAGATCGAAGGGAGGTGAGTTAATTGGCCAAACAAGAATATGCAGTTTACAAAGGTGAAAATCTTTTGTGTATGGGTACAGCATTTGAGTGCGCTGAAGTGTTAAAAGTACAGCCAGATTATATTAAATGGCTTACTACTCCAACTGCAAAACGTAGATTGGCCAAACGAAAGAATTCGGATAAATGTACAGTAGGCGTTAAGTTATAATCTGAAATTTTGAGGTGAGTTAATTGAAGGAAGTAACATTAGTTTTTAAATCAGGTGCCAAAGCAAGTTTTACAGTAGAGCAATTTAAAACATTTAAAAATAGTTTTGGATTTTTATCAGGAATTGAATATGAAGGTGCAACTCCGACAGTACCATTTCACATTAGTGTGAGTAATATTGATGCAATATTTGTAGAAGACATTGGTGGAAAGGAATCTACTAAAGAACCTGATCATCCAATTGAAGATTTCTATGGTTGTGAAATTAAGCAAGATGATAGGTATTTTATGTTTGGACAGAATGCCGTACTTGAAGGGAATCTAACGAATTACTTAATTGCGGAACAAAATGTTGAATGCTTTCGGGCGGTATAAAAAGAAAAACCACCTGCGCCAACAGGTGATTTAGAAAAACAAAATTCACAGTCATTATAGCATGAATTGATTTCATGTAAAGGAGCGTTTTATTGATGGATATTAAAATAATCACTGAAAGTGTGCAAGCCATCCACAATGCATATGATAAAGGAATTATCAGCGTTCGTGATAATCAAGTACATGTAACTCACAAGGTATTTGAATTCTTGCTACAGGAAGCGGAAGTACAGCCTACGATAGTAAGTCGCGTATCCAAGGATTATCCTTTTGAAGTTTCTTTTGATAATAACGGTTTTACATATTATTCGCTGTATAGCACACAGGAAATGAAAAATAAATTTGGGGGTAATATCGATGAACTCATTACAAGAAATTGAATTAGCGGAAGTTGATGAATTACAGGATGCGGAGAAGCAATTTGAAATTAGTGATTTGGAAGGTCTTAATTGGGCATTTCGTAAATTGACTGCACTTAAAGTGGAAGAAAAGAAAATTACAACGTTGGCAAATATTGAACGTGACCGTATTGTACAATGGGAGCAAAAAGAATTAAAGCCTATCCACGATAGCATTAGTTTCTTTGAAAGTCATATCCATCGTTACCATGCGGAACAACTTGCAGCGGATCCAAAGCAGAAAACTATTAGTACGCCTTACGGTAAATCTAAGACTCGTAAGAGTAGTGAAGCGCCAGAGCAAAAAGATAAAGAGCAGGTACTTCAATACGCTATTGAAAACCATCTTGATGATTGTCTAAAGACGGAAGTTAAATGGGGTGACTTGAAGAAGAAATTCAAGATTGCGGAAATCAGCGGTGAAAAAGTAGTTGTGGATGAGGATGGACAAATTGTCCCAGGGGTGACGATTAAGCCTGAGTCCATTTCTTATAGTGTGGAGGTATAAATATGTTGCAAGTAACAGATGCACAACGTGAAAAGCTGAAAGCTTGTATAGCATTATTCGGTGCAAGTGGCGGAGGTAAAACATTAACTTCTTTAATCCTGGCATATGGAATGATGAAAGAAGCTTATCCTGATTTACTAGAAGAAGAATTGTGGAAGAAGATTGGTGTTATCGATACAGAACATAAACGTTCGCTTCTTTATGCAAACAATACAATTAAAGGTTACAAGATTGGTAGCTTTAAATATGTAGAACTTGATGCTCCATATTCCACAGTACGATACCAACAAGCAATTGAATTATTAAAGAAAAATGGTTGTGAAGTAGTCATTGCAGATAGTCTTTCACATGCTTGGGAAGGTATCGGAGGTATCTTGGACCAGCAGCAAGATTTAGGTGGCCGTTTTCAAGATTGGAAAACAATGAAGCCGGTTATTAAAGAGTTCATTAAATCACTTACAGAAAATGATGTTCATATTATCGCTACGTTACGTACTAAGCAAGAATATCAAGCTGAGCGTGATGATAATGATAAGCTTCAAATTCGTAAGTTAGGATTAAAACCAATTCAGAAAGATGATTTGGAGTACGAATTCATGATTGTTCTACGTATGGAGCAAAACCATACAGCTACACCAACTAAAGATAATTCTAATTTAATAAATGAAAATGGTGAATTAATTAAGCCGGAGCATGGTGCAATCATTTATAAATGGTTAGAACTGGGTGTGGATGTAAGAGCGGAGCAAGAGAATGAAAGAAATGCTCTTATTGCAAAAATTATAGAAATTGTTGAATCTAGTGATGAAGCAGCGAAGATGCTAGATGAAATTGAGTTTAAAACAAAACAAAAACTCCAAGATTTCAATCTTAAATATTTAAATGCTGCTTTAGATAGATTACAAGTTTTTAACAACAAGGAGGAAAAATAATGTTTAAAGTAGATCACAGTCAAGCAACAGAATTTGAGGTAATTAAGCCAGGTGAATATGAGGTAACGGTTGTTAATTATGAATTAAAGCAAGCAGAGTCAGGTAATAACCGAGTAATCGTTGATTACGAGATTCGCAGCGATGTGGACCAACCATTCCAAGGTCAAAAGATTCTGTTTGATAATTTTACTGTTACAGAAAAAGCAATGTGGAGATTCCAAGCAGCATCAAAGGCAGCACAATTCCCAGATGGAATGCAATTTAGCAGCTATAAGGAATGGGCTGATACATTCCTGAATAAACCATTGCGATTAGTAGTAGGTGAGCGTGAATATAACGGTAAAAAATATCCGGAGGTAAAAGGATTTAAGGTTTCTGAATTAGCAGCTCCAAGTACTAACGTTGAAATTTCAGATGATGATGTACCATTCTAAAAATTAATTAACAAGATTCAAATAGGAGGGAGCTACTAACGGCTCCCTTTTCCAAAGGGAGAAAATCAAATGAGATATAAATTTAATCAAATACCGGCAGAGCTTAAAAACACTCCTCATTGGATCTTATGGCGGTCAGAAGTAAGAAACGGTAAGAAAACAAAAGTTCCTTATCAAATCAATGGGGAAATGGCTCAATCAAATAATAAACGGAGTTGGTCAACGTTTCCGACAATCATAAAATTCTATGAACAAGGAGATTATGACGGAATTGGGTTCATGTTTTCAAAGGACGATCCATTCATTGGGATAGATATTGACCATTGTATTCAGGAAGGTGCTCTTACAAGTTTAGCTGAGGATGTTATTGAAATCGTAAATAGTTACACGGAATACTCACCAAGTGGTGATGGTATCCACATCATTGCAAAAGGTAAGCTGCCATTAAAAGGACCAGGTACAGGACGGAAAAATGTTGATATCGGATTAGAAGTATACAGGCATGGAAGGTATTTTACTTTCACCGGTGATTGCTTGGATCAAGTTCCTGTGGAAGATAGAACGGATGAATTAAAAGTTTTATTTGAGAAGTATTTGAAAGAAAAGCCAAAGCCTGAAAAGAAGCAAAGCACTACCTCATTTGAAAGAGAAGATATTACTAGTTTATCGAATGCAGAATTATGGGAGCGAATGTTTGATAGTAAAAGCGGTGCAGCCATTAAAGATTTATTCCAGGGCATGTTGATTAACGGAGATCATTCTTCAACTGATATGGCTTTATGCAATCATTTAGCATTTTGGACGGATAAAGATGCTGAAAAGATGGATTCGATGTTTAGAGAATCTTCCTTACTTCGTGAGAAGTGGGATAAACCACATTCAAGTGATGGCCGTACATATGGGCAAATGACAATCGATACAGCGATTCTTTCAACTCCTTCCACAATAGCTGATTATGAACCACCTGAAGAGAAAAAGTATGAAGTTTACATTTCTGATAACTCAATTGAAGATACTGAGGAAATTATCGATGAAGCGCCAAAGTTTCATTTAACTGAGTTAGGAAATGCTGAACGTATCGCATATTATCATGGCGAAAATGTTCGGTACTGTAACGAGTTGGAATGGCTTATATGGAACGGTAAGCATTGGCATGAGGATAGTAAGAGACAAATTGAAGCTATCACGGCCAAAACGTTGAGAGCTATATATGGAGAAGCAAAGGCTACAGAAGATAAATATCAATCAAAGTTACTGCATGATTGGGCTAAGAAGTGTGAAAGACGGTCAATTAGGATAAATAGCATATTGGATGTAAGACCGATGGTATCAGTGAAAAAGAAAGAATTAGATGCTCATAACTTTTTATTTAACTGTGATAACGGAGTTATTGATTTAAAGACTGGTGAATTATTACCACATGACCGTGACTTGTTATTAACAAAGATTTCTCCAATCAAGTATGACAAAAATGCTGAGTGTCCAAACTGGAAAGCCTTCTTGGAAAGTATTTTTAAAACACCTACAGGTGAAGTGGATCATGAATTAATTAACTATCTGCAGAAAGCTATTGGTTATTCATTAACCGGTGTAACAAAAGAGCAAGTAATGTTTTTCTTATTTGGTAATGGCCGTAATGGTAAGTCTACTTTTATTAATATCATTCAGGATCTACTCGGTGATTATGGAAGACAGACAAACAGTGACACTTTCTTAAAAAAGAGAAATGATTCAGGAATCAATAACGATGTGGCCAGACTAGATGGAGCACGTTTTGTATCAGCTGTCGAGAGTGAAGAGGGGCAACAATTATCTGAAGCTCTGGTTAAACAAATCACCGGTGGAGAAAAGATGTCAGCTCGTTTCTTACGCCAGGAATACTTTGAATTTACACCAGAGTTTAAAGTGTTTTTCACTACCAATCATAAGCCAATTGTTAAAGGTTCGGATGAAGGTATTTGGAGAAGGATTATGCTTATTCCATTTACCGTAACGATACCAAAAGACAAGATTGATTATGATCTACCAGATAAATTAGCAAAAGAAATGCCGGGTGTTTTGCGTTGGGCTGTTGAAGGCTGCATGAAGTGGCAGACCGAAGGGTTGCGTGCTCCTGAAGCTGTGAAGGCAGCGACAGCCGAATATCGTGAAGACATGGATATATTAGGACCATTTATTGATGAGAATTGTGTGTTGCATTCAAATGCGAAAGTTGAAGCGAAAGTACTGTATGAGAATTACACCAAGTGGTGTTATCAAAATAACGAACTAGATTTAAAGAATCGTGCTTTTTATCGTCAATTAGAAATTCGTGGATTTAAAAAAGAAAAAGGATCAAAAAACAAAACTTTCATTCATGGGATTACATTAAATGAGTTTGCTGGAGCGAATTTATTCTCCAATGAAGAAAATAGTAACATAACTCCTATAAATAGGAAAAAAGTTTGATTTGGGGTTACTGGGGTTACTAAACGACTTTTTTAATAACCCGTATAAATGTTGTTATATCAATGGTTTATAGCTTAGGGGTTACTAAGGTTATTGAAAATACTATATTGGCTCTTAAGAAAATAAATAAATAAAAAAATAATATATATATAGGGCTTTAATAGATTTTCGAATAACTTTAGTAACCCCAATAACCAAAAAGTGTCTTGAACCATTGATGTGACTGGTTTTATAGTGGGTTACTGAAATTTTTAATTTAATAACCCAGTAACCCTTGTGAAGGAGAGTAGGAAAATGCCAAAAAGTGAAGCTGTCATTTTAACAGAAAAATATCAAAAGGAAATTTCTCTTTTAAAAAAAGTTATTGCTGAACTTGAAAAACAATCAAGGAAGAATAATAGAAAAAATGTAGAAAGTGTACAAGCGTTTGTTGAAACCAATTGCAATAGACGAACAAATAAAGAAATGAAAATGGTCGATTTCTATAAAGTGTATAAAACATGGTGTCATTTAGTTGGTGGTATGTATATCTTTAGTCAAGCTGTCTTTAGGTATTACTTAGAAAACACATTGGCTTTTCAAACAAGAAGGGATTCTGATGGATATGTATATATTTTAGAGGTTGCTCTATTTTCAATCGATGAACTTCTTACTGAAGGTGATTAAATGCATCCAAAACAGATATGTGCCGATGTTCAATCGATGGGAGCGAAGCTCGTGCTAGATGGAAATGATTTATACATTGAGAATCATGAAAAGGTTGCACCTGAAATTGAATCTGTTATTAAAGAATATAAGCTACGGATTATTAAATATTTGCAAGGTAATTATTCGGACCAGGATCATGCGGTAAAACAAACGATAGATAAAATTATTAATTTTTTTATCGGTGTTGAGCAAGACATGAATCCAAAAATAAATGATTGGTTTAATCATGATGAAGCTGCAGCAAGGTTAGTTATGGAATTAACTTTAAACTTCTCACTTAACGGTTGGTTATATGTAAAAGAATCTGTGGCCAACTATGAAAATAAATTAACGGACGAACTTTCATTGAATTTATATAATCGTGCGATGGCTTATTTTAAGAAAGGGGCATGAAAATGAGAGAGATAAAATTCCGTGCTTGGGATGGAACGGATTGGGTTTATAGCGAATGTATATCAAAAGATGGCATCAATTGGTGGATATTAAATAATGAAGATGATAATTGGTTGGTGTGTTTAGATCCACAGCAATATACAGGATTAAAAGACAAAAACGGTAAGGAGATTTATGAAGGGGATATTGTTCATATGTATAGCGTTATGCCAGGATGCGATATTGACGAAATAGGAATAGTTAAGTTTATAGAATGTGCCTTTCTGTTTGAAAAGACAGACGGAAGTAACGGATGGTCGATATTTAACGAAGCAACAGAGATTGAAGTCATCGGAAATATTTACGAAAACCCAGAGTTATTGGAGCGATAAATATGAGTGCTATACATTATCGATACTCAGAAAAAGAGTTAAAGGAAATCCTGGATACATTAGAAATCATGGTGGATACAAGGGAACAGAAAAACCAACATGTACTTGATTATTTCCGTAAAAAGGATGTTAAATTCAGACTTAGAAAAATTGATACAGCCGATTATTCAGCGGTAATTCCTAAAAATCCTGAAATGGGCATTACACGAGATATTTATTTAAGTGCTGGGGTAGAACGTAAAAATGGCGTAGATGAATTGGTTCAATCAATTAAAGATCGTACGAGATTTGAAAATGAATTGATTCGTGCTGCTAAACATCCATTTGTTCTTCTTGTGGAAGATTTAAAAGGCTATCAAAAAATATTAAAAGGTGAGTATATAAGTCAATACAAACCAGAAGCGTTACTTGGTAGTTTAAAAACATTTGAAGTACGATATGGATTTTCAACGGTATTTATTGAGCCAGCTACAACCGGTAATTACATATATCATCATTTCTTATATATGGCTCGTGAGTATCTGAAGAAGGGCGTCATATAAATAATGATTTATTTTCGTAAAAAACAAAAAACGATTATTAATTAGGGGGAATTATCAATGGCAAAAGTACAACTTAATCAAAAGGAACAACATTATGCAGATACACGTGAAGAGGCGGAGGAAATTATTTCAGCTGCTAAAGAAAATGACAACCTTCAAATGCACAAAATCGCAGAGAAATATAACAAATACGGTCAGTATTTCTTGATTGATTTAACTTTCGCTTATCAAACTCCTAAAGAAGTAATGGAGAATCGTCCGCAAAATGATGATGTTCCAGAAGGACAAATGAGTTTTGAAGAGCCGCATGAAGGCGTAGAGTACAGTGTTAAACCAGATGGAACAACGGAAGTTGCTCCTGGTCAATTGAAGGTTGTTGATGAAGAAACGATTGCTGAATAAATATTTGTCCTGGGCTTCGGCTCAGGATATCACATATAAATCGAAAGGAAGATTAACGAATGTCTAACAAATTTGATAAGGACTTTGAAGCAATTACGAATGATAGTGAATTAACGGAAGAAGGAACAAAATTTATAGAAGCTGTAAAACAATTCGTTGGCACTCAATATGATTCAGAGGATTTAGCGAAATTGATTGTATTAATTATGGCTGCTTTAGATGTGGACGACAATGCTTTTAATACAGCAATATCCGCTTTATATCAAACTGCAATAGAAGTGCAAACAGGTATCAATCTGAATGAATTACTGGATTTAGTGACAAAAGGTGAACCAGGCTTAACTCATTAGGAGAATCCAATGTGTTCGACGAGTTTCGACATAGAAATGAATGTCAGAATCGTAGTGATTTGAAGTTTTATTTCTTTCTGAATACAAATAGATGTACAAGCATTAAAACGTCTTAGAAAGGAAAATAAACGTATTTTAAGAGATTTGTTGTTTTTAATAGAAAGTAGGTGAATCATCATTTGTTTGACTGGCTGAAAGACTATCAGAAATTAGAAGAAGATATTGATTACTTAGATTACAACTTAGATAAAACAAAAGCTGAATTAAAACGCTGGGTCAGTGGTGATTTGCGAGAAGTGCGTTTAACTGCTGAATCTGAAGGTGCAAAGGTAGAAGAGCGTATAGAAGCAATCGAATATGAGTTAGCTCATAAGATGAATGCAATGTGTGATTTATTGAAATTGATTAGTAAGTTCAAAGGATTAGAAAATAAGTTATTAAAAATGAAGTATGTGGACGGAATGACATTAGAAGAAATAGCCGAGGATATGAATTACAGTTCTAGTTATATTTATAAGAAACATGCTGAAATAATAAGGAGAATAAAGTTCGCTGAAGAACTTGCACTTTACTGACACCCAGTTTTATGAATGTTAACTCTTGAAAATATCGATTATAGTAATAACATAAGAAATTGACGAAAGGGCAACTGGTGCACGGTTGCTCTTTTATTATGAAATATTAAATATCTTAATGGATTATATAAAGGAAAATGTTTTATTTTGTCGAAAGGTAAATATAAAAAAGGAGAGATAAAATGGCAGAAAAAATGAGAAATGATTTTTATGAACGTCTTACTAAAAACAATGAATATTGGATAGCATATCAAGAGTTTGAAAAAGAATTTAAAAATAATAGTAGTGATAGAGGTTTAGTGCTGGTTTGTGGATCTATTATAGACCATCTTTTGAGCGAACTATTAAAATCTTTTCTTATTAAGTCTAATAATGTTGAGAAGGATCTATTCAAAACGGGTGGTATACTAGCAACTTTTGATTCAAAAATAAAAATGTCTTATTATTTAGGGTTAATATCAAAAAATGAACAATTAAACATTACTTATCTGCAAAGAATTAGAAATAAATTTGCCCATCAATTTATTAATATTTCATTTGAAAACAATGATATTGTTAATGTGTGTAAAAGTTTCGAAATTCCTAAGAACTGTTTTGTGCCATCATTTATTCCATTTCCAAATAAAGAAACTGGAGAATTGCCACAAGTAGATTTAAATCCAATAAAGAAAGATACACTAGCGAAAAACAGATTTATAGTTACCTTTCAGTATTTATATTTTACTTTTATTAGTAGACTTTTATTTGCTGAATTCGAGAGAAGAGATGAATACACAAAAATTATCACAGCTGAGAATATAATGCTAATGCAAATTGAAATGATTGAAAGGGCCTTGAATAAAGGTATTGAACTCAAGGAATATGAAGAGAATGAAAATCACATTTTTGAAATGCAATATAGAATAGAAACCATTAAGAAAAGTTTGAATGATAATAATATCTTGAATCCGGATATTCAAGATACAATCAAGGACATAGAGATAGAAATCGAAAAAAATAAAAAATGGTATGAAGAGTTTTCGAAAGAAAATGATGAATACCTTAAATTTTTACATTCTATGTTAAAACCTTACAGGTACTCATATGAAGTGCTGAAAAATTCTATTACAAAGTAAAGGCGCCTTCTAAGGTGCCTTCTAAGGTGCCTTTTATTATGTGAAAATTACATGGGTGGTGCTTCATTCAGATCAATTATTCAAAGGTATTAATCCAAACAAAGTGAAACTAACCTCAGAATAACACAAGGTAAGATGGTTGAGAAGGAAAAGGAGAAATAAATGCTAGAGTTAATTTGTGATAAAATTGGATATGTATTAAATATCATAAATTAAACGGAGGAAAAGTTATGTTTAAGCAAAATCTGTGTTTTAATACACCACGTGATGATACAAAGATTTGGCGTTATATGGATTTTACTAAATTTGTTAGCATGTTAGAATTAGAATCTTTGTTTTTTGTAAGATCTGATAAATTTCGTGATCCCTTTGAAGGAGTTTTTCCTAAAATAACTGATGAGATTTTAGCACAGAAATATATGGGAATTAGACATCCTACAAAAGGGTATGATGTTGCTGAGATGCATAAAAGGATATTTGCCAAAAGTAGAAAGTTTATGACTATAAATTGTTGGCATATTAATGAGGGTGAATCAGCAGCTATGTGGGATTTATATTTAAGCTCTTTTGAAGGAGTAGCTATCCAATCCACAGTATCAAGTTTGAAACGTAGTCTAGAAAATACGGAGGAATCTATTTGTATCGGTAGTGTTAATTACTTGGATTATCAAACAGATGTAATACCAATAGATAATATATATTGGCCATATATTTGTAAAAGAAAATCCTTTGCACATGAGAAAGAACTTAGGGCTGTACATGATACTGGATTCTTGAACAAGTTTGGAACTATAGATCAAGAGGAATCTCCTGTGAAGATTGGTTTACCTATAAAGTGCGATATACATAGCTTAATTGAAAATATTTACGTTTCACCCAATTCACCTAGATGGTTTGAAGAATTGGTTAGATCAGTTTGTAAAAAATATGGATTAGATAAAGAAGTGTTTAAATCGAATTTGTATGAGATTACATATTAAAGCATCCAGTTGGATGCTTTTTGTTTTGGAGGGATAAAAAATGGATTGTAAACATGAATTTATTGAATTCAGAGTGCATTCAAAAATTACGGATATATGTCCTAAATGTGGTCACATTGCTATGGGGAGTTTGAGGACTATAAAACCTAACGAAAAACTTAAAGGCTTTTCTACTGATGAATTAAAGAGAGAAATCGATATTAGAGCGGATTATGAAAAATAAGAGGTGAGAAAGTGGCTAATAACAAATTAAAGATTAATATTGATGCCGATACATCAGAAGCATTAAAACAAATGAAGGAAGTAACTGAGGCTGCAAATGAATGCGTAGCTGCATTGGAGAAGTTGGAGAGATTGATAAACAAGTTTTCTGGTTTATCGAGTGGAGGAATTCTCTCATCTGGTACTGTTCGAACGATACATTCTTGATTGAACCAATAACAATTATTGTAGGCGCTGCCGTGATCTTGGTGGTGTCTTGTTTGTCGTTAAGGAAAGATAAGCGCAAACGTGTTGCATTTGATAAATAAGGAGTGAGGGTATATGCAATTAACTAAACTTGAGAAGATAGGTATTGTTAGTTCAATCCTTATAGCTGTAGGTGAGGATGTGCTTGCTAAACATGTCGACTTACAACTATTAGAAGAAGAATTCGGACCGATAGTAAACAGTGCAACAGAGAAAGAGTGTGGAGAAGCGACATTAAGTGTACTAAATAAAATGATTGCTAGTTTATTAGAAGATAAGGGGTGAGGGTAATTGGACAGCGTTTTAAATGGTAAGATTGCTGCGCTTGGTCTTATGTTCATTGATAAGAAAGCATATATCAAATACCTTAAACCTCTTGAAAAAGCGCATAAAAAAGCTGGAATAGATGTTAAGTATTATAAGCTGTATGACGGGAAACCTATGTTTTATTCCGTGGAATACCTGAAACAAACATCAATAAAAGAATTATTAGAAAGAGACAGATGGAGAAAAGATTTAAGCGTAAGGGGTGAGGATAGATGCAATTAACTAAGCTTGAGAAAGCAATTGCAATTAGTACGCTTTTACATTCGGTTGGGGTAGATGATATTGAAGAGTATGTAGATGTAGAGAAGTTGCCAATCTTAATTGAAGTGATAGAGGGATTTCATAATAATTTAACACCAGCAGCAAAGAAAGAAGCCGATATAAGTTTAATGAACAAACTAATTGACGACCTATTAAGAAGTAAAAGGTTACAAAAGATTGTACAGTTTAGATGTAAAGTATGTGGATATACGGAACAGTATAGTGAACGAATAGCAAAATCAAAGGATAGATTACGCTGTAAGTGGTGTGCAGATGGTGGTGTAATGTGTAATGAAGGAATACAAAACCAAACAGCAGAAGCGTAAGTTCTATGACAGTGGTGAGTGGAAGAGTATACGTGAGCAAGTAAAGAAGCGTGACAACTATGAGTGCCAGGAATGTAAGCGCAACGGTCGAGTGCAAACAGACACCAATGAATACAGTGAGAGTGCCAAGCGTAAGAAGATTCAACTCGTTGTCCATCATATAAAAGAACTCGAACATCATCCTGATCTTGCATTAGATATAAACAATCTTGAAACAGTCTGTGTGGATTGCCATAACAAGGAGCATGGTAGGGTGTTTATTAAGAAGGTAAACAAATGGGAGAATGATGAGAAGTGGTGAGTATCTTAGAAGCATGGAAGCGAATTGAAGGTCATAATTATGAGATATCTAATCATGGTAGGATTAGAAACCGAAGAACTAAAAGGGTATTAAAACCAGAATTACATGATGGAAAGTACTTGAGAATTAAACTAAATAAAAGACATTACAAAGTCCACCGATTGGTTGGGCTTTGTTTTATTTCTAATCCAGAAAACAAACCAGAGATAAACCATAAGGATGGGAACAAACTAAATAATCATGTGGAGAATTTAGAATGGGTAACAACTAAAGAGAATGTTAAACATGCTATTGATAATGGATTAAGACCAAGGTTAGATAGTCGTACAGTTATCAATATATATTATGACTTCTGGGTTGAACACATGAAGATGTATGAGGTTATGAAAAAATATAATATAACAAAGAATATTGCTTGTTCAATTAAATATAAAAACAATTACCAAGATATACTGTCGAAGGTAAAACTTCAATTAGTAATCTTAAACTAATACCCCCCCTTATTTATTTTCACCTTTTTATCGTCTAAGGGGCACCGGAGGAGGGGGTCGTTTTTCCAGATTTTTATGCTGTTTCGTATAGGACCCCTACCCAGTATGAAAATATGATTGAATCGAGGTGATATTATGGCGGACATTGATGAACGTGAGGTACTAGTTAACAAAGAAAAAAATCGTTTAAAAAGATTATTTAAAGACATCCCACCCAGTAAGTTAAAAGTGGTTGAAGGATTAATTATTCAGGCAGCAAGATTACGAGTTTTATTAAATGAGATGTGGATGGATATATCTGAGAATGGTGACTATGAAATGTTCTCACAATCTGATAAAACAGAGCCGTATGAAAGAGAACGACCTGTTGCCCGATTATATAATACCCGTGATCAATCATATCAAAGGGTCATTAAACAACTAACAGATTTGTTGCCAGAAGGAAATAATAAAAAAGAAATTAAGAAGTATTCGGCAAGTGATTTAATATGATTGTTCATAAGTATGTAAGTGAATATATAGAACTATATGAGACGGGAACAGTATTATTAAATAAAGAACGAATCATGCTTATTCATTATTTAAAGCAAGATATATTAACCCGTAATGATCTACATTTCGATATGGATTTAATTCATAAATGTGTAACTTTCATAGAAAAGTGGCATTTCAAATTAAATTCCTTTCAAAAATTTTTAATAGCATTTGTGTTTTTGTTTGATGAATATGAGGATGTTTATTTTGATCAGCATTTTTGGATGATGGCAAGGGGTGCTGGTAAAAATGGATTGATTAGTGCATTGACACACTTCTTTATTAGCGAATTGCACGGTATTGAGCATTATAATGTATCGGTAGTTGCTAATACAGAAAGGCAGGCTAAAACTTCTTTTATAGATGTTTATGAGAAGAATAAAAAACATGAAATATTAGATGAGCTATTTGTATCAACAAAACAATTGATAACAAATAAAGCTACTCGTTCGACTTTTGAATTTCATACATCTAATGCAGGAAGTAAAGACTCGTTAAGAGACGGTTGTGTTATTTATGATGAGATACATAGGTATGAAAATAGCGATGTTGTAGAAGTGTTCTCTAGTGGTTTAGGTAAAGTTCCTAACTCTAGGGAATTTTTTATTACCACAGATGGATTTGTTCGTGAAGGTTATCTTGACAAAATGAAAGAGCGAGCTATGAATATCCTGAAAGGGAAAGAAAAAGAAGATAGGTTGTTTCCTTTTATTTGTAAGCTTGATAACGCAGAAGAAGTAGATAATCCCGATATGTGGGAAAAAGCAAATCCGATGTTTAGTAAGCCAATGAGTCAATACGCTAGAGGATTGTTTAAGAAAGTTATGCGTCAGTATAAAAATCTAGAAAACGATCCATCTAACAGAGAAAATTTCATGACTAAGAGGATGAATATACCGGAAGTAGATTTAACCAAGGCTGTAGCTCCATGGGAAGAAATCATGCGTACAGGGTATGAAGAAGATGGAGAAACATTGAGAGAAATACCAGATTTAACACATAAAGTTGCTGTTGGTGGTCTCGACTACGCCAGCATTAAAGACTTTGCATCGGTGGGACTCCTTTTTAAGCATAGGGAAAACTATATATGGAAAACTCATTCCTTTGTAAGAAAAGGTTTCTTGGATAAAGTGAAATTAAAAGCTCCTATTTATGAGTGGGCTGAAAATGGATTACTAACTATAGTAGATGAACCTGTTATTAACATTTCTCACATAGTTGACTGGTTTGTAAAAATGCGTGAAATGTATGGAGTAAATACGATTGTAGCTGATACATTCCGTTTGGATCTTGTTAAAACAGCACTGGAAGCGGAAGGGTTTAAATTATTATATATTCGTAATCCGAAAGCTATTCATTCTTTATTAGCTCCACGTGTTGAAACGTTGTTTGCAAATGGACAAATCATATTTGGTGATAATCCATTAATGCGTTGGTACACCAACAACGTATATGTCCACATTAGAAAAGATGGAAACAAAGAGTATCTGAAAAAAGATGAATTTAAAAGGAAAACGGATGGATTCCAAGCCTTTATTCACGCTTTATGGCAAGCTGACAACATTCTTGAAGAAGAAGTTGAGTTTATGCTAGATGAAATTGATTTTTAAGGGGGTGATTACAATTGGGTGGCTTGATAATGTGTTTAATAGAAATAAAGAGTTAGGCTATATGTACGATGAAGATATAGTTTCAGAAACAACGAATAGGATTCATATGAAACGATTGGCTATCGAAATATGTGTATCTTTTTTAGGTAGGACAATTAGTCAATCAGAATTCAGAGTGAAAAATCAAAAAGAATTTTTAAAAAATGAATTGTACTATCGTTTGAATGTTAGACCGAATAAGAATATGACAGCAAGTACTTTTTGGGAAAGGCTAATTCGTAAACTTATCTATGATAATGAATGTTTAGTAATCCAAGCTGATGATAGTGATCTACTTATTGCGGATTACTTCCAACACAATGAATATGCTGTGTTTGAAGATACCTTTACAAACGTAATGGTAAAAGATTATGAATTTAAGCGATCTTTTAAACAAAGCGAAGTTATTCACTTGAAATATCGTAATGATAAGTTGTCACCGCTAATTGATGGGTTGTTTACTGACTACGGTGATCTATTCGGAAGAATATTAAGTTCGCAAAAACGTAAAAATCAAATTCGTGGTGTAGTAGATGTAGAAGCACAGGTGGCAAAGACTGAAGAAGGTCGAGGGAAATTGCAAAAGTTTGTGGAGAAAATGTATAAAGCATTTGGAGAAAAAGATATTGCAATTGTACCCCAACAACCAGGTTTTAAATTCAGTGAGACATCATCTGGTGGTGGAAGTTCTGGACAAAGCGTGGAAGAAATCAATAAAGTGACGAATGGTTTTTTAAATCAAGTGGCAATGGCTATCGGAATCCCAACAGCTTTGTTATATGGCGAAATGGCTGATGTAGAGAAGCAAACGAAAAACTACATGCTTTTCACAGTAAGACCATTATTGAAAAAATTATCTGATGAAGCAAATGTAAAATTCTTTGAAATGAATGAATATCTTTCAGGACAAAAGATTGAAGTTAAGGCTGTTTCTTATCAGAGTATATTTGACCTTGCAACAAGTATTGATAAACTCATTTCTTCAAGTGCATTTACAGGAAATGAGATTCGTTCAGAAGTAGATTATGAAGAGTCTGATGATCCAAATTTAAATATCCATCATATTACGAAGAACTATACGAAACTAAATGAATCTGAAGGAGGTGAGAAATGATGGAACATTTGAACATGAATAAGCTTTTAAATTTAAAACGAGATATTCGCTTTGAAGCTAAAGGTGAGAATGAGTATAAATTAACTGTTTATGGGTCAATTGGTGGATGGTTTAGTGAAAATAATGCTGAAGCTGTAAGAAGAAAAATTCAAGATGTTAAAGCAGAAAAAATTCACGTTCATATTAATTCGGGTGGAGGTTCCGCATTTGATGGTGTAGCCATTTGTAATCAGTTAAAGCAGCATGATGCAGAAATTATAGTTCATATTGATGGTTGGGCAGCTAGTGCCGCATCTGTAATTGCAATGGCAGGTGATAAAATCATTATGCCTAGTAATACTATGATGATGATTCATCAAGCAAGTACCTTTGAATATGGAAATGCAGACCTTTTTGAAAAAACCGCACGGGATCTACGAAAGATTGATTCAGCTTTAGCGGCATCTTATAAGAAACGTTTTGTTGGAACAGATGAAGAATTAAAACAGCTTTTAAAAGATGAAACTTGGCTAACAGCAGAGGAAGCAGTTGCTCTTGGTTTAGCTGATGAAATTGCTGATGAAATCGAAATAGATGACACGCAAGAAGATGAAGAAGAGGAAGTTGTAGAAAACTTCAAAGAAGATTTAGTAGCTAAGTATACGAAACAACCAAATAATCAAAATCCAAAAGAGCCTATTCAAGAGCCTGTTAATACAAAACAGAATCTGAGTACGCTCTTTTTAAATCTAGGAGGAAAATAAAACATGGTGATTAAATTTAATAATTTTGAAGAGAAAAAACTAGCTTTTGCGAAAGCAACACAGGAAGGAACACCAGAAGAACAAACAGCGGCATTAAATTCTATGATTGAAGCACTTGCTACAGATGTTCGTTCGGATATCATGAATCAAGTCAATGAATCTATCGTAGACCGTTCTATTATGCAGTCTCGAGGTTCTAACGTATTAACGAGTGAGGAAATGAAATTCTTCAATGCAGTAGTTCAAGATGGTGGATTTAAAGATACTGAAACATTACCTAAAACAACACAAGAACGAATTTTTGATGATTTAGTTCAAGGTCATCCATTGTTAGAACATATCGGATTAGAAAACTTAGGTGCTGTGACAGAATTTATCTATGGAGATCCAGAAGGTGCAGCTGTATGGGGACCATTATTCGGTGATATTAAAGGACAACTAAATGCTACATTCCGAAAAGAGTCTATCTCTCAACTTAAATTGACGGCATTTATTCCATTAGCAAATGACATGTTGAAACTTGGTCCAGTGTGGGTGGAACGTTATGTTCGTACAATGATTTCAGAAGCTATGTCTGTAGGTTTAGAGCGTGGATTCGTCATTGGTACAGGTAAAGATGAGCCTATCGGATTGTTAAAAGATCCAAGTGGAAGTGTTGTTGGGGGAGTATATCCAGATAAAAAAACAGCAGGGACTTTAACTTTTGAACCAGGTCGTAAAACAATCAATGAATTAAAAGGCGTTGTGAAATTACTGGCTAAAAAGCTAAATCCTGATGGTAAAACTGATGCAGACAGACCAAAAAATATTGCTGGGAAAGTAGTTATGGTAACAAATCCATTTGATACTTTTGATATCCAAGCAAATGCAACAATTCAAAATGCAGCTGGGGTGTATGTGACAAGTTTACCTTTCAATCCAACTCCTACAGAATCAGTATTTGTACCTCAAGGTAAGGTGCTGTTTTTTGTTAAAGGAGAGTATATTGCGGCGATGGGCGGAACTGAACCAATTAAAAAGTATGAAGAAACATTAGCTTTAGAGGACGCAACGCTTTATATCGCTAAACAATACGCTACAGGTAAGCCAAAGGATAAATATACATCTCAAGTTTATACATTAAAACTTGAAGAAGCACCAACTCCACCAGCTCAAGGGTGATATGAATGAATACAGTAATTTCAAATGAAATATTACAGCAATTCAAAGATAGGATGCGCTTAGGTGATGATGAAGACGATAACCTGAGACGTATCCTTTCTACGTCTAATAAGGCTTTATTAAGAGTTTGTGGCGATTATGATTTAAATAATAACGAGGAGTTCAAGGAATTAGTCTTTGAACGCTCTCGTTATGCCTATAACGATGCCTTAGAGTATTTTGACAAGAATTTTTTAAGTCAGATTAATAGTTTAGGTGTTGATAAAGCGTTAGAAGAAATTAAATTGGACGGTGATTAATATGCGTCCTTTTCAGTATAAGAAACCATTGAATACAGGAGATTTTCGCAATCGAATTCGTATCGAACAACCTGTAGTAATAAAAGATGAATTAAACCAAGTAATCGAAACATCTTGGCCAGAATTTAAAAAAGCCTGGGCGATGATAAAAACAGTGAAAGGATCTGAGTACATTGAAGCTTCCGCTTCACAAGCTACACGAGTTTATCGATTCGTAATTCCATACACTTCTGGTATTACGGAAGAAATGCGAATTAATATGAAAGGTCGTATCTTTGATATCATCGAACCGCCAATGAATGATGATGAAATGAATCAAACATTGACTATAATCGCAAAGGAGTATGTTTAATATGAATGATTTTGCGGGAGAGCTTGCTAGAGAATTACAAAGATATGCAAATGTTGTGGAAGAAGAATTAACAAATGCACAAGAAGATGTAGCTGATATCGCTGTAGATAAGTTAAGACAAAATAGTCCTAAAAAAACAGGTGGTTATCGAAAAGGCTGGCGCAAGAAAAAAGTTGATAAAGCTGTTGTTATCCATAATACAAAAGGGCAATTGACGCATCTTTTAGAAAATGGTCATGCGAAAGTTGCTGGTGGACGAGTATCAGAGAAAGTACATATTCGTCCAGTTGAAGAGTATGTAATTGATGAATTGCCAAAACGTATTGAAAGAGCAATTGAATCATGACAGTAACATTAGGAGAATTTATAAAAATTCTTGAAGCTACAGGTTATCCTGTGGCTTATTCGCATTTCACAGCAACACCTGGTAATCCAGTTCCGGAGCCGCCTTATATTTGTTTTCTTGTGGATGGTTCAGCAAATTTAATGGCTGATAACAAGGTCTATCACAAGATACATGATGTAAATATCGAACTTTATACCACAAAAAAGGACTTGGTTGCAGAAGCCAAGCTGGAAAAGGTCCTAGACGATCATGAAATACCTTATGACTCGTATGGGATTTTTATTGAATCTGAGAAGTTATTTCAAAAAACATATGAAACGAGGTTGTTGTAAATGAATGAAAACAAGGTAACATTCGGTTTGAAAAATGTACATTACGTGCCATTTGATATTAAAGATTTCTTAGTTACATTTGGGACACCAATTCCATTACCTGGTGGAGTTGAACTAACATTTGAGCCACGCGGTGATTTAATTGAATTCTATGCAGATGACATGCTTTATTATGCGGCAAGTAATAATCAGGGTTACGATGGAACATTAAGTATTGCTACTATCCCAGAAAAATTTGCTATTGATGCACTCGGTGAAGAATTAGACGAAACGGATGGCGTATTAAATGAATTGGCTGATGCAAAAGGAAAACCATTCGCTTTATTATTTGAGTTTGATGGTGATGTCAATGCAACTCGACATGTTATGTATAACTGTTCAGCAAGTCGTCCAACACTTGCATCTAAAACAAAAACAAGTTCGGCGGAACCAAATACAAATGAACTGAAGTTTGTTTCTAGCCCAATTGTTTTAGCACCTGGTGGAAGACCAATGGTTAAAACGAAAACGACTGCTAAAACAACACAAGCAATTTATAACGACTGGTACAAAAAGGTATATGTAAAAACACCAGCAGCACCAAAAGGAGCGTAATAGTAAATGGAAAAGACAATTACAATAGACGGAAAACAAGTCCGATTAAAAAGTACAGCAGCTACTGTTAAACGATATAAAGCGCAATTCAGACGTGATTTATTTGCTGATATGTTTAAGTTAGGGATTTTGTCTCCTTCAAATCCTCAAGAGGGTTCACTAGCCACTATTGATTTAGCAAATGCAGATTTAAGTAAGCTAGATTTTGAAGTTGTATATGATTTAGTTTGGTTATATGCGAAAACAGCAAATCCAGAAATTGATGATCCAATTACATGGTTAGACGGTTTTGATGAATTCCCTATCTCAGAGATTATTCCAGAAATTATGGATATGATTCAAAGTACGATGGGTGCAAAAAAAAAATAAAGAAAAGTAATGGAGAGCAAGGGACGTTCAGTGATGAAGAATTAACCACTGATACGTTCCTTGCTCTTTGTTATAAAGCGAAATTAACGCATTGGGATTTGGAAGTCATGACAATTGGAGATTGTTTTGATTATATTGCTGAATTCGCTGAAATGGAGAATCCAGACAAAGAAAAAGTCAGAAAAGCAAACCAAAAAGACTTTGATTCATTCTAAGAAAGGGGTGAAAGAATGGCTGGAGGAAAAATCAAAGGGATTACGATTGAAATTGGTGGGAATACGCAGCCGTTACAAAACGCTTTAAAAGATGTAAATAAACAGAGTGATAGCTTAGCGACCGAACTAAAAGAGGTAGAGCGCCTTTTAAAATTTAATCCTGGTAATGTGGAAGCATTAGCCCAAAAACAACAGTTGCTTACACAACAAATTGAAAACACTACACAAAAGCTTGATAAATTAAAAGAAGCGGAGCAGCAGGTTCAAGCACAATTCCAAAACGGAAAGATATCGGAAGAACAATATCGTGCGTTTAGACGTGAAATTGAATTTACACAAGGGTCACTTGATGGTTTGAAAAATAAGCTTGGTAATATGAAAGCTGAACAAGAAAATGTGGCAAGTTCAACAAGGCAATTAGAAACGTTGTTTAGTGCTACAGGAAAAAGCGTGGATGATTTTGCAGGTGCATTAGGTAATCGTCTTGTAAATGCAATTAAAAGTGGATCAGCTACAAGTCGACAGTTAGAACAAGCAATCGGTCTTATTGGTCGTGAAGCTTTAGGAACTGAAGCTGATATTGAAAAGTTACAACGTGCGCTACGATCTGTGGATGCTGGGAATTCAATTCAGCAAGTTCGAAATGAACTGAGAGATTTACAACAAGAAGCTGGGAGAACTGAGAAAAAGTTTGAAGGACTCAAAGTAGGACTCGAAAACGTCATTGGTGGAATGGCAGCTGGTGGCGGAATCGCAACAGCAGTTGAAAAAGCAATGGATATGTCAAAATTGAAAACTAAGATTGATATCACTTTTGATGTTCCAGAGTCTTCGAAAAAATCAGTGGAAGAAGCGATTAGGGGCGTTAGTACGTATGGTATTGACGCTGAAGAAGCATTAGAAGGTGTTCGCCGACAATGGGCATTAAATAAGGATGCTTCTGATGAAACAAATGCCGCTGTGGTTAAAGGGGCAGCGACTATTGCAGCATCCTACGCTGGAATTGATTTTAATGAACTTATACAAGAAACCAATGAGATTGGTGCAACGTTAGGTATTACGAACGAGGAAGCATTGGGGTTAGTGAATACATTATTAAAAACAGGATTTCCACCAGAACAATTAGATATTATTGCTGAATATGGCGATCAAATGATTCAAGCTGGATTTTCGGCTAAAGAAGTCCAAGGAATTATGTCAGCAGGAGTAGATACTAAAAGTTGGAATATCGATAACCTATTGGATAAATGATTGTCCCTATGAGTGGTGACATTCATAGAAAACTCCTTTAATTCAGTGGAACTCTCAAAAGAGACAATACTGAGCGAAGCCTTTAACAAAGGAACGTGCAACGACTAGCTGAAAAGCGTAGGGTGTAAGCTGATGACATCCGAAATGGGGAGCATCTTATATAAAAGATGATGATATAGTCTGGTCTGTATAGTGATGTACAGAAGTTCATCAGAGAACTGGCAGGATGTTGCGAATCCTGTTGAACATATCGGGTGTAAAAGAAGGTCGTATTAAAATGGCCGAATTTGGTGCGGGCGTGGATAAATCTATGCAAGAGGTTTTAGATAAAACAAAAATCTCGGCGGATCAGTTTGAAAAATGGGGTCAGGCAATTGCTGGCGGTGGTGAGAATGGACAAAAGGCTATGCTTGAAGCAACTAAGGCTTTAGCAGGTGTTGAAAATGCAACAGACAGAAATGCACTTGGCACGAAGATGTTCGGCACTCTTTGGGAAGACCAAGGAAAGAAAATCATCGACACCATTTTGAAAGCAGAAGGTAAACAAGTCGATTTAAAAAAGGGAGTAGAGGATTTACAGGGTGCTACTTCTAAAATAGATGCATCTCCAGCAGTTAAATTTCAACAAGCAATGCAAGATTTACAAGTTGCGCTTCAGCCTGTTCTTGCAGTTATAGCAGATCTTGTCTCTAAATTCGCTGAATGGATTTCTAATAATCCTGAATTAGCAGCTACTTTGGCAGCTATCGCAGTTGCTATTGGTGTAATTGCAGGAGCATTCATGGCTTTAGCACCAATAGTTGCTGTTATAACAAGTATAGGATGGGCGATGACAGGGTTGGTTGCTATTATTCCGATAATAGTAGCACTTGTTGTCGCTCTAGGTGTTGCCATTTATAAAAATTGGGACGATATCAAACAATGGACCATTGATGCATGGAATGCAATTGGGGAATTCTTAGTAGGCGTATGGGATGGAATTGTACAATGGGCAAGTGAAACCTGGAATAGTATTAGTGAATCTACATCGGAAGTTTGGAATTCGATTAAAGAATACTTAATAGAGTTATGGAATGGGATAGTTGAGTCTTTATCTGAAATATGGAATTCTATTGTTGAAGCTACTACAGAAATATGGAATTCCATTGTGGAGTATTTGACTGGAATATGGGATGGAGTAGTTGAAACATTATCGGAAGTTTGGAATAGTATTAGCGAAACCACTTCCGAAGTGTGGACAGCGATTAGTGAGTTTTTCGTTAATACTTGGAATGGACTAGTTGCCTTTCTAACTCCTATTTTACAAGGAATTGCTGATTTCTTCTCTATGATTTGGAACGGTATTTCCACAGTGATTCAAACTGTATGGAATTTTATTACACAATACTTACAAGCGATTTGGACGGCCATTTTATACTTTGCTACGCCAATATTTGAAAGTATCAAGAATTTCATTTCTGAATGTTGGAATACCATTAGTTCTACTACAAGTCTTGTATGGGAAACAATTAAGAATTTCTTAGTTTCCTGTTGGAATGGGCTTGTAGCGTTTGTTATGCCGATTTTTGAACAAATCAAGTCCTGGATCATTGCTGTGTGGGATACAATCAGTTCAGCAACAACGTCTGTATGGAATGCTGTTAAGAATTTCTTACAATCGTGCTGGAACGGGTTAGTAGCTTTTGTAACGCCAATATTCACCTCAATAAAAGATTGGATTGTGAATACATGGAATACGATTAGTTCCACAACAAGTGTAGTATGGAATACGATTAAAAGCTATCTATCTAGCTTATGGAACGCAATTGTTTCCACAGCGAGCTCTGTATTCAATAGCATCAAAGAAGCCATTTCAACGGTTTGGAACATGATTAGTAGCACAAGTAGTAACGTGTGGAATGGTATTAAATCAACCCTCTCAAACATTTGGGAAGGTATCAAGTCAACCGCATCTTCTGTCTGGAATGGATTGAAAGAAGCCATTATGACGCCTGTTCGTTGGGTAACAGATGCGGTTAGTGGGGCATTTGAAGGCATGAAATCAGCAGTATTAGGCGTATGGGATGGTATTAAAAGTGGTATTCGTACAGCTATCAATGGAATTATTCGTATCATAAATAAATTTATAGATGGCTTTAATACACCAGCAGAATTATTAAACAATATACCAGGAGTTAGCGCTCCAACTATTCCACATGTACCAATGCTTGCGAAAGGCGGAAAACCTGTAGGAGATGGCTCATTTATTACTGGAGAAAAAGGACCCGAACTGTTTACTAAAAGAGGGAATTCAATTACAGTTACACCGTTATCTTCAAAAGAAAGGTCCCTCGGTATCACTGGAACTATGAATCAACTAATGAGTGATATGAGCCGTATGATGGCTAGTTCAATGAGTCAATTATCAGGGTTAAAGAGTGTTATGAGTGGTGTGTATGGAAATATGTCAAATAGTAGACAAGCTATGGCAGCTGGTGTTGCGAATCCAGTGATTCATTCTTCTTCAGGATCATCTGGCGGTGGAGTCATTCCAATGCTTGGTGGAGATCTAGATCTAGTTATTGAAGTACCTGTTAATTTAGAAGGAAGAGACGTGGCACGCGGTACTTATCGCTATACAACCGAATATCAAGAAAGAGAAGCAAAAAGAAACTCAGACTTTTAGGTTTGGGTTTCTTTTATTTTATAAAGAAACGGGGTGTCAAAATGAGCTCTTTTACATTCAACAATCAACGAAAAGAATATATCCAAATAGAAAAAGGATGGAGTCCACCAACATGGGCGCCTTTAAAACGTAATTTCTTAAAAACACCTGGATATCCAGGCGCGAGATTATTAGGAATGGAAACAGATCCTCGTCCACTTCCTGTTCCTGTGGGAATTATCGTTCCAGATGGAACAGATTTAGAAACGTTAAAAGAAGAAATAGCAGCTTGGTTAATTACAGAAGAAGCAGTTGAGCTAGTTTTTGATGCAACTCCTGATAGAACATATTTAGCTGTGATTGATGAAGAGTTTGATCCTGATGATTTCGTTACGTTAGGTAAAGGCACTTTGAAGTTTATTTGTCCGATGCCTTATAAATTAGGACCTACTCGAACAGTAGATTTTCAAACAGGTGCGCTTGGGTTAACGGCAAATGTTCAAAACAAAGGAACTGTTCATTCTAATCCTATTATTGAGATTGACATTACGAAACCAAACACTTTTTTAGATGTATGGTTTGAAGATAAATATTCAAAGGAACCGGATTATTTTCGTATTGGAGTGCCATTAAAAATGGAGCAATTGCCTGTAGAAAGAAATCAACGTCTTATATGGGATGAGATGTCCACAACTGTAGGGTGGAGTAAGGTTAGTTCTATGGAAGATGGTAATCCAGTTGGTGAAATGAAAACAGATAGTTACCAATTCTATTGTTCGGACTATGGCTCGGGTAATGGATGGCATGGCGCAGCTGTTAAGAAGAGTATCCCTGGTGGGCCGGTACAAGATTTTATTATGCAAGTCCACGTTACATGTAAAAGTAAAACGATCAATGAAATGGGACGAGTTGAGATAGCGATACTCGATGAAAACAGCAAAGTTCTTTCAAAAATTGCCATGAATGACCTCTATTGGCAAGCTGAACAAAATTTTGGAACGATGGTAATTGGATATGATAATAAGCCTGGAAAAACAGGTTTAATTTATGAAAGTGGTGATTATCCGAATACGTGGAATCAGTATTATGGTAGGTTGTGGATCGCTAGAACCGGTAATGATTGGGAGGCTTATATTTCAAAATTTCTTCCTGGAACAGAAAAAGATGATTCAGAACGTTTTGCAAGATGGACCGATAAGGACAATAAACATATGGAAAAAGCAGCTCAAATACAGATTAGTATCATGCAGTGGCAAGATGTTCCGCCAGTAGAAGCGATGACAGTTTCTGATTTGAAATTTTGGAAAGTGAATTTAAATAATCAAAATACACCGCCTTATATAGTCGATGTTGGTGACAAAGTCGTGATTGATACAGAAAGCAGTCATGTCAGTATTGAAGGGAAAAACGCTATAAACCTAAAAGATATTTTTAGTAATTTTCCTGTTATCAATAAAGGTACTAATAAACTTGAAATCATACCTTCCGATATAGGGATAGCAAAGGTTAAATATAGGGAGCGATTTAGATGAGAAAACCAAGTGGAGTCTTGCATATTATTGATTTTAAAACTAGTCAAATCGTTTCAGCTATACAACCAAAAGATTATTGGGATGATAAACGTCATTGGGAGATAAAAAATAATATTGATACATTAGAGTTTAAAGTATTTGATAATACAGAAGATGCAGCGACACTCATACAGCAAAATTTAGTTTTAAAAGAGGTAAGAGACGGACGGATTGTTCCGTATGTTATTACTGAGACTGAAAAAAATTCAGATGATAGATCAGTAATCGCTTATGCATCTGGAGAATGGATTCAACTAGCGAAATCGGGCATTATCAATCCTCAGAAGATTGTAGGCAAAACCGTCAATGAGTTTATAGATATGGCTCTTGTGGGTACGAAGTGGAAAAGAGGGAGAACAGAATACGCTGGATTCCACACAATGACCATTGATGAATTTATAGATCCACTTAAGTTTTTAAAAAATATTGCTTCCTTGTTCGAGTTAGAAATCCAATATCGTGCGGAAGTTGTAGGATCTCAAATTGTTGGCCGTTATGTAGATATGGTGAAAAAGCGAGGGCGTGATACAGGTAAAGAAGTAACTCTTGGTAAAGATTTGATGGGTATCAAACGAATTGAGAATTCCCAAAACATCTGTACAGCCCTATTAGGGTTCGTAAAAAAAGAAGGTGGAGATTTTATAACTATCTCTACTATTAATAATGGAGTTCCTTATCTTGTAGACAGTGATGCGTTTCAGCGATGGAATGAGCGAGGCCAACATAAATTTGGCTTTTATACACCAGAAACAGAAGAAGAAATAACACCACAACGTCTTTTAACTCTTATGAAAACAGAACTAGCCAAACGAATAAATACATCCTATATATATGAAGTTCAAGCACAAAGTATAGGTCGTGTATTTGGACTAGCTCATGAGCTAATTAATGAGGGGGATACAATCCGAATAAAAGATACAGATTTTACACCAAAACTTTATTTAGAAGCAAGAGCAATTGCTGGTGATGAGTCATTTACTGATCCTTCACAAGATAAATATGCATTCGGAGATTATCGAGAAATTGTGGATGCTAATGAAGAATTACGTAAGCTCTATAATAAAGTCCTGGCTTCATTAGGTAGTAAACAAGAAATTTTAAATCAGCTAGATAAGTTGGTTAAAGAGACTGCTGAAAAAACAAATGATGCTCAAAAAGAATCTGAATCCGCTAAAAAACTGGCTGAAAAGGTCCAGGAAAACCTGAAAAATAATACGGTGAACATTATTGAAGCTAAAAATCCACCGACTGATAATCTTATAGTAGGTAAGACATTATGGCGAGACATTAGCAACGGTAAACCTGGTATTTTAAAAGTATGGAACGGTAAAGATTGGGAGCTCCTTATTCCTGATGTGGAATCGGTTAAGAAAGAAACGTTGGAACAGGTAAAAAAAGAGATTAATGCTAGTGCGGAAAAGTTAGATGCTAGGGTTAAAGAATCTGAAACGAAAGCGGATAATCTACAAAAAGACTTCGATGCCGTTAAAGGAGAACAAGAAAGAGTCAGTCAGGTAACTAAGACGCTTGAAGAAAATGACAAGGGAACAAAAGAGACAATCAAAAGTTTACAAGGTACTCAAGAAAGCATGAGCCGAACGATTGTTGAAACTTCAAAAGGTGTCGAAGGATTAAAAAATACTGTATCTGATATCAAAAAAGATCAAAGTGGGATTACGGATCGCGTAGTAAAGACAGAACAAAATATTAACGGTATATCCAGTTCAATTGAGCAAATCAATAAAACGTCATCGCAAACAATCCAAAAGTTAAATCAAGTGGAACAAGATGCAAATGGAACAAAACAAACCATCGAACGAATTGAAAAGAATGTAAGTAACCTTGATGGTGATGTTATCAACCTTGTAAGAGGAACTAAGACGTTAACAGCTAACGAAGAATTATCTTTAAAAGGTGCTCGCCTATCTGTTATTAAGGACACGCACAATGGGAATGCTATCGCGCAAACAGATACAGAATGGCAAGGTATCGTCGTTAAACCCAGTGAATTAATTAAGCGAGGGAAAATAAAAATTGGTGACACTGTAACATTTTCCGTAACAGCTAGAATGATAGGAGGGGAATCTACACAAATATTCTTTCCTAACGGTGCTGGTAAAACAACAGTTAATGGAGAATGGAGAAGGGTTTCAGTAACAATTCCAGTCGGATCTGATGCCACTGATCCAAATGTTGTATATAGATTCGAAGCTGAATCAATGCCTAAAGGTGCTTTATACCAACAAACTTCACCTATGCTATCCCTAACTAAAAAAGTTTATCCGTGGAGACCTGCACCTGAAGACCAGGCAGACAGTAACGAATTTATCAAAGTTACAACTGAAATTAAACAAGAGGCTGGGAGAATCAGTGAGAAGCTAACAAGTGTACAAACAAAGGTTAATAACGATAGATCTGGAGGGCGTAATCTGTTATTAGATTCAAATGCTAAATACGAAAAAACAGATTATCTAATCAATCCATATTCTCTAACTGAAAATTTTGTTGCAGGTGAGGAATATACTTTTGTAATTAAAGGAAGTGTCCCGCAAGGCCAACAATTTGGAATTTGGCAGAATGGTGGTTCAAATAATGTTGGATATGCGACAAGTGTCTATGCTAACGGAATAACTTATGTAACTTTTAAAGCTGTTGCAACTACAAGTGGGAATGAACGAAGATTAAATTTATATAATTATCCAAACAATGCTACAAAGGCAACTATAGAATGGGTTGCATTATATAAAGGTAATAAGCCACAGGATTGGACACCAGCTCCAGAAAATCAAGTAATGAATGATGAATTCACTAAAAAAACAACCGAGATTGAAAAAAGTGTGGATGGTATTAAAGAAAGTATTAAAACGGTAGAAAAAACACAAACCTCTTTTGATGAACGTGTTAACACTGTAGAAAAGAATGCAGAAGGAACAACTGCAAGTGTTAAGAAATTACAGGAAACACAAACTGCGCAAGGAAAGACGATTAGTGAGGCTACAACAACAATAGGGCAACATTCTGAAGCATTAAAGTTAACAATGAAAAAGAAAGATGTTGAGGATTATGTTGGTGGATTGGGTTCTATAAATGATCTACGGAACGCTGCATTCGCTCAGGGATTCAAATACTGGACACAAAATGGTAATAGTGCTGTTATTGACTCTTCTGTAACATACAGAGGCTATACAACGGCTAAATTACATGCGACTGGATTGACTGAAGATAAATGGTATAGCCTTCATCAAACGATAGACGTAACTGCTGGTGAAGACGTTGTAGCTTCAGGTTATTTTATGTCCAATAACATAGGACAAGGTTTCGTGTTAGAAATTGAGTATCTAAATGCCCAAGGTAGCCGAGTTTCACAAGCATCAATTGGTATCGATGTAACTGCGAACTCTAATTGGATTAGATCTGTTGTTTCGGGAACAGTTCCGGCTGGAGCTGTTAAAGCACGTTATAAACCGTGGGTGAGAAGAAATGGGACCTTATGGATTGCGTTACCTATGTTACAGCGTGGTAAAGTAGCTACAGAATTTTGGCTACATCCGAAAGATCAAACGGATATTGATAAAATGATAGATGATATTGCTAATAAAGTAGCTACCGAAAAATACAATCAGAAAGTTACAGAGTTAGAAAGAAGTATTAGTGCTACTGAAAAAGGCGTTTCAATCATCTCTGGAAAACAAGAAACGTTTATAAATGAGACTTATAATGCCTATGTAAAGAAAACGGAATCTAAGTTAGAAGTGTTAGATGAAGGGATTTTAGCGCAGATTTTAAAGGACGGTATTGTCACTGCCATCAATATGTCCCCTGGGAAAATTACAATCAATGCTGCAAAACTAGATATTAATGCAGATACAATGGTCAAATGGCTAACAGCAAAAGGCATTGATACGAATCTTATTAGAATTAGTGGAGATAAAATTACGATTGATGGTGAAGAAGGCGTAATAGTTAACATGTTAGATTTTCTATTCAAAGACGAATGGGGAACAAAAACAACTGCGGTATCAAGACGAAACCTAATAGCAGATCCAGACTTTTCTAGTGTTACAAAGAAAAACATCGGACATAACGATTATTATGGGTTTGAAGGTGGATACGGTCTTACTTGGAAGTCCTGGGGAAATGTCGTAATAGAAAAGAATACACATATATTCGATTACGAGCAGATGGTGAATGCTGCAAGGGTAGATATGTATAACTATCCAGAAGCAATTGTGAATAATGGGATACATCCTGGAAATGAATACACAGTATCTGCTCATTTTAGAACAGCAATGATAAATGGGGTACGTAAAACAGGGAAGCCGCGCTTACAAGTATGCTGCGTTAAATTCCGAGATAATGTAAGTTACGATATATGGAATGAACAAAAAATGGACTTTCCTGAACCGTCTACCTATTATGGAGAAATCAGAAGATACTCTTTTACTTTCAAAGTGCCGACAAACTATATTCCGCAACAACACGCATTGATTATTAAAGTTTGTTCTGGAAATGCTGACATGAGACAAGGGACAGCGATTTGTGTAAGTGGTGTAACGCTATACAGTGGCAAATATGCATCTATGTATAATTGGGATCGTGCTGCAGCAGAAAGAGCAGATGGCATTCAGCCGTTTAACGGACTTGCAGTAGGTGGTGTGAATAATAATATAACTCCAGCACCAGACGGACAAACGTTTGATATAAGTACTGAAAAAGAAGTGAAAATCTTTAGGAATATACGAGCAATGCAAGGAATTAACTTAGGTGGCGGTGGATTCCAACAATGGGGTCATATTCGTTTTACAGACGGTAATATGGGATCGGGCTTTTATGCGAGTACTCCAAGCGGTTGGAAATTTAATGCACTTGGATAGAAAGGAGAAGTAAGAATGAATAAAAATCAAATGATGCCACTTCAAGCAGGTGAAAGCTTTCCTTTTATGGGGAGGTTGGTGGATGCAGAGCGCACAGATACAGGGATTTTTGTTCAAATACCTGCTGATATGTTAAATAATGCAGGGCTTCTAAACGGTGTTAGCAGGGTTGAAGTATGGAGAGAGATGGATGGGACAGTAAAGTTTCGGATTGCTACGCTGTGTGAAATATGTAAACGCGGAGCGCGTTTGTACTCACTAGATATGGGATTTGCGAAAAAGAACATTTGTTTAGAGTGTTATGCATCACTTACAGGGAATTACCCATCTCAAGAACCGCCAACACCAACTAATGAAAATAACACACAAACAGAGCAGGAGCAGCAATAGCTGGTCTTTTTTTATTGCTAAAAAAGGAGATGAAAAGATGGATCGTATTGATGTATTATTAAAAACCTTTATTGCCACTTTCGGTGGCTTTTGCGGGTATTTCTTGGGAGGATGGGATACAACATTGAAAATCTTAGTGACGATGGCAGTTATTGATTATTTAACTGGCATGATTGCAGCAGGATATAACGGAGAATTAAAAAGTAAAGTGGGTTTCAAAGGCATCGCCAAAAAGGTGGTGCTTTTTCTTTTGGTAGGAGCGGCAGCTCAATTAGATTCGGCACTAGGAAGCAATAGCGCTATTCGTGAAGCGACGATCTTTTTCTTTATTGGAAATGAGTTGCTTTCACTTTTAGAAAATGCAGGGCGTATGGGAATACCTTTGCCTTCAGCTTTAACAAATGCAGTTGAAATTTTAGGTGGTAAACAAAAACAAGAAGAGAAAAAGGGAGATGTTCAATAATGGAAATTAGAAAAAAATTAGTTGCCCCAAGTAAATATGGTATAAAGTGTCCTTACACAATGAATCCGGAATTTATTACAGTCCACAATACTTACAACGATGCTACAGCAGAAAATGAAGTATCTTATATGATTTGTAATGACAACCAAGTGTCGTTTCATATCGCGGTAGATGATAAAGAAGCAGTACAAGGAATCCCTTTAGAGCGTAACGCCTGGCATACTGGCGACGGTAACGGGAATGGTAATCGTAAATCTATTGGGGTTGAAATTTGCTACTCTTTAAGTGGTGGAGATAGATATTATGAAGCGGAAGACAATGCAGCCATCGTTGTAGCTCAACTAATGAAACAGTACGATATTCCAATTAATAAAGTTCGCACCCACCAATCATGGAGTGGGAAGTACTGCCCTCATCGTATGTTGGCAGAAGGACGTTGGAATAACTTTATTGAAAGTGTCCAAAATGCATACAATGGAGACGGTAAAGAAAATCCTATGATTATTCCACCGTCAACTAATGGGACAGGTATTGCATATATTGAGGGGAATGGTATTAACCTTCGTAAAGGCCCAGGTACTGGATACGGGGTTATTCGTCAATTAGGTAAAGGTGAGTCCTACGAAGTATGGGGACAATCAAATGGATGGTTAAACCTTGGTGGGGATCAGTGGATTTATAATGATTCATCATACATTTGTTATACTGGAGAAAGCACACCAACTAGTTCGCAATCAGTCAATAATGGTGTAGGAGTAGTTACTATTACAGCAGATGTATTGCGTGTTCGTAGAGGTCCAGGAACTAATTATGGTATTGTAAAAAATGTGTACCAAGGAGAACAGTATCAGTCGTGGGGATATAGAGATGGTTGGTATAATGTGGGTGGAGACCAATGGGTTTCAGGTGAATATGTGAAGTTTCAAGATTAAAGTAAGAGCCGTCATAATGACGGCTTTTTTATTTTATACCAATTATTTAACTATAAACTGTTGATTAAAATAAACAGGTATGGTATAATTATATATGTAAGGGAGGTGAGGAACATGGATTGGGACTTAACAGAAAAGGTTCTTAAAAATCTAGCTTACATAGTAGGCATGGGGGTAGGAATCATAACAGCAAAGAAAAACCTAAACGATATGAAAGATAGAAAGGAGAAGAAAAAGGAAGAAGAAATAGAAAAACGCCTAGCCCGCAAGACTAGACGCAAGTAATACACCGGGGGAAGGAATTCCCCCACTCTTAAAAAAGATTATAACATGATTACAAAATTAAACAAAATCCAATCCATGTAAAAATGAAGTTAGATAGAAACACTTTGGTATTAGTATTATTTTTAATATTAGTGATTACAGTAACAAACTATAAGAAGCCTGAAGTAAGTGACTACTTAGGAATTGCTTCCACAATAATTTTAGCTATAGCGCTTGTTATTAATTTAATTTCTCTATGGAAAAAAGGCAGGGAAGAAAAATGAGTATGGACTATAAAATAAGTCGTGAAGAAATAGAAAAGTTAGTTAATCAAGTAGTTTTAACAGCAAATGAAACCGTAAATTTATTAGGTGTCACAACCCAAAGATTACATGTACTTGTAAAACAAGGGCGAATTGTTCCTATTAAAGTAGTTGATAGGGTTTCATTGTACTTTCGTGAAGATGTGGAAAAACTGGCTGAAGAATTAGGGCAATTAAGAGAAAAATATCGACCATATGAATAGTTTGAAAGCCAACTCTCTTATGAGTCGGCTTTTTGTTGTTATGTAGCTAAAATTTACTTTTAGATAATGCTTTTAATATAGGATTAATGATTTTACTAAGTAAACGAAAAGCATTGAAGATTGAACGAGTAATTGTCATAAATTTAGAGTTCTTTTTCATTTAATATGTACCGTCCTTAAAATCCAATTATAGATCAGAAATTTTTCTAACTTCTTTTTCCTTCGCTTTAAATTCCTTTTTATATTGCTTGTAATCTTGTTTGCTAACTCTAAATTTTTCACCAGTAGCCACATTTTTCACTAAATATGTTTTAGTTATTGAGAAATAATAGATTAAAAATAATATACAAGATATCGAGAAAGTCGGAATACCTAAGATAAACGCTATAATAAATAACACTATATCCAATCCTGTAAACATTCGTTGCAAGACAATCCTCTTTCCAGCAGCAGCTTCCGATTGCTGTAATTGTTGCATGCGTTGTAGTGATGCAATAGTATCATAGCTCATTAAAAAACCTCCTTGAAAAATAATACCTAAATCATACCAATTTCATGCAACAACTGTAAATATTACATTCCCATAAATTCCTTATCGAAATAGAACTTGTCCATTAATTTATTTACAATTCCGTTGAAATAAGCGAATGTACCTTTCTTCATTTTTACTCCAAATTTAATTTTCATGACAAACTCTTTAATAGCTTTTAAGCCAATAGTAAGTTCCTGGTCTTTAGTAAATGCTTTATTACCTGTAGAGAAGTTTGTAACTTTATTGCACTGTCTTACGACCTTCCACAGTTCTGGAATTATTTTAGATTCACTGTAAAAAGAGCTAACTAAAGAAACGAAACGTTCAGGTACCCAGTGAGCAACAAAATCAGCTTGTTCAATATTCTCTTCTGGAGTATTGCTATTCTCATTACTATTACGTTTGTTTATATCTTTTATATTTTGTTTTAATGAAACAGGTTTTGTTTTAATGGTAGGACACTTTGTAGGACTTTTTGCATCTGCCTTGTTGGACACTTCTTCCACAATTGGTTGAATGATAATAGCATTAGAAGTTTGCAGCATATCTTTTTTACGTTTCATTGCTACTTGTTTAATCATCTCTAAATCCACAAGTTTCTTCATTGAACGTTGTACAGTCTTATATGAAACTTCCATCTTTTCGGCTATTCTATTTTTGCATAGGAAACTAACGCCTACATATTTGCAGCTGTGGCGTTTTAAAATTTCAAGTAATGTAATGAGTTTAGATTGTACATCCGTACGCTTAATAGACATACGGATATCATCTCTGTATGTACGTATAGTTTTGTTTAGTTCTTCCACATCGTTGAATGATGATAAGTTGTGGAAGGATTCTTTAGTTGCGATAACATCGATACGTTTTCTTTCCAT